GATAATGATAAGGCAGGGCAAGAAGCAATTGACAAGGTTATCCCTGTACTCCCAAAGGGTAGGGTTAAAATCATGAAGATGCGATTGAAGGATGCCAATGAGTACCTTAAAGCAGGCAAGCAGAAGGAATTCATTACAGATTTCTACAACGCCGAAAAGCGAGTACCGGTAGGGGTACTGCCATCTGGTGGACTTTATGATCGTATCATTCAGCAAACCGAAGTGGCGAAGGTTCCATTCCCGCCATTCATGCGCAAGCTGAACGAGATGTTCATCGGTGGTATGCCATTGGGGTACATCTTCAATATTGCTGCTGATACTGGTGTTGGTAAAACCACATACGTGAATGAAATGGTTTACCACTGGGTATTCCATAGCCCACACTTGATTGGCATCGTATCAATGGAGCTTGATGCTGGGCAGTATGGTGAGGCTTTGCTCTCGCGGCATATCTCTCGTAAATTGGCACTAATGCCTGATGTAAAGGAGAAGATTGCATTTCTAAAGTCTGACAAGATTAAGGAACAAACGAATGAATTACTTTACAAAGAAGATGGTACAGATCGCTTCTATCTACTAGATAATCGTGACGGCTCAGTCGAGGAAATTCAAGAAACTATTGAAGAACTAGTTGTATCTTGTGGGTGCAAGGTTATCATTCTTGATCCATTGCAAGATATTCTTGATGGGCTCAGTAATGAAGAACAAGCACTGTTCATGAAGTGGGCAAAAGGTTTCATCAAGTCGCATGGTGTTTCATTCGTGCTCATTAACCACATGCGTAAGAGTGACAAGAGCGGTGAGCAGGATATTATGGGTTCAAGTACAATTATTAAGTCTGCTGCTGCTAATATTATTCTTCGTCGGAATAAGCTAGCAGAAGACCCAATTGAACGGAACACCACTACTGCCGAGGTTGCTAAGAACCGTGTATGTGGTATCACTGGCCCTGCTGGTGGTGCATACTACGATAACCAGACGCACACCATGCACGATGTGGAGGAATGGTTGAAGGAAAACGGACCAGACGAATTCTAACTTGACAACGGCAGCTATCTCATGGTAGACTGCCGTTTGTTATTTGGGGAAAGGATTACAATGAAATATAACGGCTTTTCAGTTGATGCTGAAGCAGATGATCTGATCTTTGGTGCAACCACGATTTGGACACTGTGGTTTGAAGATTTAGATACAGGTGAGAGAATGCATGTGAACCCATTTAAGGATTCCAAGGCACGCGCAAAGGTACTGGCATGGGTGCGAAAATACGATAAGCCAAATATTGCATTCCATAACGGACTTGGTTATGATATTTTTGTACTCAAGTTTATTCTTGGGATTGATTTTACAGTAGGCCCGGACACGCTTGATGATATGGAAGTGAACTTTGTTGATACTTTCTATTTGTCGATGTATCTAAATCCTGATCGTGAACGACACGGCATTGAGCATTTTGGTAAACTACTAGGATTTCCAAAGATTGATTTCCGGCAAGCTTGCATTGACGCTGGTGTTATTCCAAAAGATGCTCCGAAGGGTGCAGAATTTAAGCAGTACACGCCACTCATGGAAGAATACTGTGAACAGGATACGAATATTGGTGCTAAGACTTTCAAGTATTTGATTGACGAGTGGATTGACGTATATGGTAACTGGGACGGCTGGACTCCCAGTTTCAAGGCCGGTCAAAAGAGTTTCTTTCTAATGAGTTGCCAAGAATTATCCGGCTGGAAGTTTGATCGTAAAGCAGGCGAAGAACTAGTAATCAAAATCCAACAGATGATGGAAGAAATTCGTGCAGAGGTCGAGCCGAAGCTACCACCACGGGCACTGAAGAAGACCGAGGAAAAAGATTACAAGATGCCTGCCAAGCCCTACAAGGCGAATGGTGATTACTCTGCACAGTGGATTAAATTTGTGGAGAAACACAAAGGGATAGAAACCCCTGTGAGTGGAATCTGGTCATTCTATGGTAAGGTCTATGAAGTCAAGGCAAATCAGATTCTTGATATTGAAATGCCAATGGAAATGGGCAATCAAGATCAGATGAAAGAATGGTTCCTTGAATCTGGATGGAAGCCTACACTATGGAATTACAAGAAAGATAGTGCAGGTAAACCAATTCGTGACCCTGATACTAGACAGCTTATCCCAACATCACCGAAGATTCAGGAAGCAGGTAAGCTTTGTCCTAATCTAGAGCAAATGGAAGGTGATATTGTTCGGCAAGTAGTGAAGTGGCTATCAATGCGTAATCGTTTGGCGGTGCTTGAAGGATGGCTATCAAATGAACGCCTAGACTATGATGGTAGAATCGGTGCAGGACGGACAGGTATTGCAGCTACACACCGTCAAAAGCATCAGGTGGTAGTGAATGTTCCAAAGGCTGACCCTAAAGTATTACTTGGGTATGAATTCCGAGCCTTATGGACTTCTGAAGAAGGATTCACGATTGCTGCAGGGGATGCTGCTGCTCTGGAGGGTCGTGTGCAAGGACATTATTGCTTCAAGTATGATAACGGAGCCACTGCAGAAGAATTGCTAAAAGGTGATGTACACTCAAAGAATGCCTATGCTTTCTATGGTGATATCTATGAAGAAGTTGCAGCGATCTATAAGTCGCCTGACTTTGACAAAGAAAACCCTAAGTGGAAACCATATCGCAACAAGTCAAAGAATGGGTATTACGCGATTATGTATGGGGCTGCAGCACCAAAGGTAGCCTCTACCCTTGGCATCGCAGAAAAGTACGGTAAAAAGGCTCTAGATGCGTTCTGGGAGGCTAACCCCGGAACCAAGGAACTGAAGGAGAATCTGGAAGCGTACTGGAATACAACAGGCCAGAAGAAATACTTGCCTGCGATTGATGGTAGAATCTTGTTGACTCGAAAGAAGTCTGCATTGCTAAACACCATCTTCCAAAGCTGCGGTGGGATCGTTATGGATTACGCAGGATGCTTCATGGATAAGTGGCTAGGGGAAATGCACTGGGATGAAAAGCGCAGGCCCTACTATGTGTACAAGGGCTACATCGTGCGACGTATTGGATATTTCCACGACGAACTGGAGTACGAATGCCAAGAACCTATTGCCGAGGAAGTTGCACGTATGATTGAACGTGCTATTGCTACCGCAGGTAATGTCCTGAAGCTGAAGGTTCCATTGGTAGGTGAAGGGAAAGTTGGGAAGTCGTGGAAAGAGGTACACTAAAGTAGTTGACAAGAAGTTTGGCGTGCTCTACAATACGCCTACTTTGAAACAAAAAGGAGCTTATATGTTGATTCACATTTTGTCGTACTCAGACGGTATGTATCCAGAAGACAATGAAATCATTGGTGCGTACTCTGATTGGGACTTAGCAGACAAAATTCGCTCGGAGCGTATCAGTGACTACAGTCACACGGAAATGAATAAAGGTAAAGCGTGGAACTACACAATTACTTCTATTGAATTGACTTCGGTTGACGAGGTGCTGTAATGCAACTAGAATACCGATTCCGTCCTGCAAATCACTGGAATGTGATTACCAAAGCTGCTTATGATATTCTGTGGGAGCACTATGGAATGCTTACCGGTCGTTTGAAAGTAATTGTAATTAAAGAAAAGGAGTAACTATGAAGAAAATCGTACATTTTACCAAGGCTCAAATCTTCACTTGGCCCGGTACTACCAAAGAGTATGCTGATGTTTGGCCTATTGATCACCCTGATACGCTTCGTGTAAGCAACACCAAGGCTGCACTGACTTCACAGGTGATTAGTTCCGTGCGTGATGCACATGGTAACATCATGGAATTCGAAACCCAAAATACGATTTATCGTCTGAAGGTTGAGTAATGTATAAAAACGAGATTAATCAACTCCGAAAAACCATTGATGATGACCTGTGGGCATTATTGGCAGAAAATGGCTGCATGATTGCCGGTGGCGCACTTACGTCCGTATTTACAAATAAGCCAATTAATGATATTGATGTTTACTTCCCTAGTAAGGAAGCATTCACAAAAGTAGTGAGCCATTTATATGGTGCTGACTACGAGGGTACAGATCGCTATGTTACAATTGCTAATGGTCGTGCTGTGCATGTCACCAAGAAAGCCCTATTGGTCAATAGCATTGGACAGGATGTGCAACTGATTGGCTATGCGTTCTACAATAGCGCGCAGGAAATTTTCAATTCTTTTGATTTCACAATCAATATGGCTGCACTGTATATGTTTGATGAACGTATCAGTATGCATGAAGATTTCCTCAAGCATAATGCCCAGAAGTATCTGAAGTTCAATCCCGGAACAACATATCCTTTGGTTTCTGCGCTGCGTGTCAACAAGTACCGTGACCGTGGGTATACTATCAGTAAGTCCGAATTCTTGCGAGTGATGCTGACTGTAAACAAAAAGGAAATCAATTCATGGCCAGTCTTGATTGACGAACTCGGCGGAATGTATGGTACTGCGCCAGAAGAAATCTTTGACACAACAAAAGAGTTTAGTCTTGATGTTGCTATCCAAGCCCTTGACAATTTCGAGATTAAGGATACAATCATTTCAAATACACCGGATATTGATCAGGTCGTCCTAACAATGCAAGGATCATTTACAGATGAGTATATTGAAAAGCGTAAGGCTTATTTCAGAACCCGGACTTGGATGGATAGTCCCTACGAGCCGAAGCCTAAGCAAGCTGCTCTACTAGATGAACTGGAAAATTGGTAATGAAAATCTCCGAATTGATCTTGCAATTGCATGAACATATGATAGAATTCGGAGATATGGAGTGTGTGTTCAACCGAGCGGTATATCCTCAAGTTGACACACATACACCCAATGCCAGTATCTTTGTTTCAGCAGAGCATGACAACTATAAAGACCCCGTAAACTACAAGCTTTACGTTGAAGGTGAATGAACCGAAGGATGATTGATTTCAGAGAATTAGTTTAAACGGTAAAACAACAGCTTGATTTTCTTTGCGGTTTCTCAGGTTGTAGTTAGGAGGTCAAAACTCCTATTCTCTCTTTTAAGGAGTAAGTATGAGAATGTACGTTGCAGTTCTGGATGAATTCCCAGACTATATGGCCCCCACGCTTGTTGCACATGCGGTACTTGGGTATCATTTAAAAATTAACACAATGCATAATTCAAATCTTGCAGTTGGCTTGTATTATCAATGGTTGGAAAATTCATTTAAGAAATGTGTAGTCCGTGTCAACCAGAAAGAATTCGATAAAATTGCTGTGCTGCCTAACGTTGGTTTGTTCCATGAAAACAATACTCTCGATGGAAAGAAAGCATGTGCAGTTTTGGTTGTTGACGATGACATACCAAACGTGCTAAAATTCGCTAAATTGTGGAAACCAAAGACTGATTGAAAGGAATTATTTTGAAGCTCGATAACATTAGTGAAGCAGTGCAAACCAGCGGTGGATCTGAAGCGAACTCATTTAGTATTGCACTGAACGGCAAAGCGTTCCGTGTGTTGTCCGACACGCTGTACCAAAATAAGATTGGCAGTATTGTCCGAGAACTTTCTTGCAATGCTTATGATGCACACGTAGCTGCTAAAAACACAGCTACGCCTTTTGTTATTCATCTGCCAGATAATTTTGAACCTTGGTTCTCGGTTCAAGATTTTGGTACGGGTCTATCCCCTGATGCAATTAAGAATGTCTTTACGGTCTATTTCCAAAGCTCTAAGGATCAATCGAATGATGCTATCGGTGCATTCGGACTTGGTGCAAAGACTCCTTTTAGCTACACCGATCAGTTTACGGTAACTTCTGTCTATAACGGGAAGAAGTCTATCTATGGTATGTACATTACTGAATCTGGCGTTCCTGATTACAAGCTGATGATGGAAGAGGATACGACTGAGCCTGATGGCGTTGAAATCAAAATGTCTGTGAAGTCCAACGATTACCGCACATTTGCGACAGAGGTGCAGCAACAGCTTGCGTACTTCATGGTCAAGCCTAATATCCAGAATGGAAGTATTCATTGGGTTCAAAAATCTTATGATATTGAAACGCCTAATGTTCGTATGATTGCAGTTGCCTCTTACTCTTATTCAGCTTCAATTATTCAGGGTATGGTTGGTTACCCTCTGGATGTAAATCTGCTGCGTCAGAAGCTTACAAACCCAATTGCGCTTCAGGTTATCAATAACTATGAAAATCACGGCATGGAATTGCTGTTCAAGATCGGTGAAATCGGTGTTACTGCATCCCGCGAAGGTGTAGAGTACACTGACACTACGATTAAAAATATTGAAGCTAAGCTCTTGGTCGTAGTCCAAGAAATGCAAGACTGGGCAACGAATAGTCTTGCAGGTTGCACAACTGATTGGGAACGTGTTAAGAAAATCAACGCTTCTCCATTGCTATCTAAGATGACTACCAACCTACAGATTCCTTATGCAAAACGCATGGGTTCTTCCTTTGTGTTTACTATGCCGTGCATGTTTGTTCCAGCTACTGCAACGACATTTGCACATCCTGTTGGAACTCTCTGGTCTAAGACTGCAGCACGCACAAAACTCATGTCTTTTGTGATGACCAATATTCAGATCAATCCTATCCTGCATACGGTGTTTGTGATCAAGGATAAGTCTACGCTAATGACTTCCAAGCTTGCCTACTTGCAAAGTCAAAAGCAAAACGCTACAATTGTTGTGATTGAGCGTAATGATGGCACGTTCAGTGCGGCTTTCATGAAAGAACTAAAGGATAATCTCGGTGGCTTTAATGAATTCATTAAGCTATCTGAGATTCAATTGCCAGCGTCAGCAAAAGCTGCGGCTGCACGGTCTAAGATTCCTCGCTACTATTTGCAAAAAGAAGGGGCTTATGAAGTTCGTAATTGGTCAAAAGAGTTTGGTGACTTGGGTGATATCAAAGATACGGTTCTGTATGTTGAAGTAGAATCGCTTGACTATTCCAACCGGGCAGATTACAATCGAGTACACACGTATAACAGTCTGCAACGTCTGGGTGATGTTCCTGCGCTGATTGGTTTGCGAAAGACAGGAATTGACAAGATCAAATCCAAGGTAAACTTTATTGCACTGGAAGATTGGCTAAAGCAAGTCCGTGAAGAAGTCCACAAGACACCCGATGTGCAAAAAGCGGTCGATAAGGTGTTCCTTGCTAATTCTGTATCAGACCGGCTGAGTCTTTCCTATCGCGGAGATAGGACGATGCATGCGTTGAAGGCCACCAATACTGACCTTGGTAAGTTTCTGTGTGCGTATAGTCGTTACAAATATGACACTATTGATATGCAAACAAAAGATATCGCAAATCGTGCAGCGTTGTTTGGCATCAGTGCATCCGACCAAGCTAAAGCTAAGCTAGACCGTCTTGCATCTATCAGTAAGCGCCTACACAAAAAGTACAAATTCCTTGAACTGCACTGGGAATTGAACCGGAAATTTGGGCCGGAGGCTATTGCAGAGTACGTTCAAATGCTGTATAATCACAATAAGTCAACCAAGTAAAGGAGTATCATGACTAAACCTATTAACTATATTCTCGGTAGCGACAGCATTACGGTGTTCGTTCGTGGCAAGAGCTATACCGTAAACAAACAAGCTAAGACCTTTGAACTGGTTCTAAGTGGTGTGAAAGCCAATGATGAACAGAAGGTTTACGATGCTGTAAATATCAAGGAAAGTATTGCTACTGCACTTAACACCGCATCTGGTCATGTTCGGATTGAAGGTAATAAGATTTTCTATGCAGGCCGTGAAGTTACTGGTGTAATTGCTTCTCGTATCTTTGAAGTAATCAAGCTTGGACTCGATGTGCAACCAATGGTCAAGTTCCTCGAAAACCTGATGACGAACCCATCAAAGCGTGCTGTAGATGAAGCTTTTGGTTTCATCGAAGCTTGCTCACTCCCTATCACACCTGATGGCTGCTTCTTGGCGTACAAGCGAGTGCGTGCAGACTATCGTGATGTTCATAGTGGCACGGTCTTGAATAAGCCTTATAAGCTGTTTACACCTGAAGATTGCGTTGCCATTGATGCTTCACAAGGTAAACTAGGAGAAGTTGAGGTGGACGTTATTAACGGTGTCACTACAGTCAGTATGCCGCGCAACCTTGTCAATGAAGATAAAGACAAAACATGCTCGGAAGGCTTGCACTTCTGCTCTTACGATTATCTGAAACACTTTGGCGGCGCACGTATTGTTGTTCTGAAGATTAATCCTGCTGATATTGTTTCTATTCCTGCTGATTATAATAACAGCAAAGGACGTTGCAGTAAGTATCAAGTAGTGGATGAACTGGAAGTAGAAAACAATCTACCAAAGCAAGCCATCCCAGATGGTTTTGTTGCAGACTACACTGGCCCTGTACCTAGCCTGCCAAAAATAAAGACCCAAGGTATTCTTGATAAGCGGGAATGTTCGGTTATTCGTGAAGAACTCGCCCTCGGTGCTTCTATTCGTGAACTAGCTCGGCGTTTCAATGTAAGTCGCCGTACTATTGCTCGGGTTCGGGATCGTGAGAGCCCTTACAATAACTAAGCATGAAACCAAATCTTGTAGTAATTGAAGGAAATACCGCGACCCGTTACGTCAACGGTAAGCGTGTAGAAATTGTAAAGATCGACTTCACCGTAGGAATCAAACAACTACGGGAAGATATAGAATTCTTTAGAGTAAACGGGGTGCCGTTACTAGAGGATTGAGTTAGTGAACTCACGGAAAATCACTAAATATTAACTAAGGAAGGTAACAATATGAAGAAACTAACAGGTATGCTCGTTTTCGTATGTCTAGATAAGCCAGTGGATTGCTACGACAAAGCGAAAGGCAAGGAATGGAAAGCTGGGGTAGTCGTTGATGAAGATACAGCAGATGCGTTTGCTGAAGTTTTCGCCAAGCAACCAGCCAAGAAAGTAAAGCGTTCAGAATTCGAAAGCATCTACAAGGTTGAACCACCAGAAGGTACTGAGAAGAATCTGTACGTGATTACTCTGAAGCGTAATTGTAAGCTAGCTAATGGTGAGGATATCCCTGACAAGTATCGTCCACGGGTATTCCTGCAAGAAGGTAACACCCGCAAGGATATTACATTCTCAACGCTAGTAGGCAATGGCTCTTATGGTACAATCAGTATCGACCGTTACGATAACGAGTACGGTTCTGCTGCTCGACTACAGAATATTTTGGTTACTGACCTGATCGAATACGAACGTAAGGGTAGTGACTACGAGGCTGGCTCAGAGTTTGATGACGATAATGCAGATGACGGTGAAGGCAATAACGTAAAGGTTCCTGCTTCTGCGAAAGCAAAGGCTAAACCTGATGCTAAGGCGAAACCAAAGGCAGCACAGAAGCCTGCAGATGAGTTTGACGACGATATTCCATTTTAATCTAACCTAAAGTAAACACAAGCAAGGGTACTTCGGTAGCCCTTGCAGTCTGTACAATGAATAGAAAGAACCAAAAATTCAGCAACTGGTCAGATATAATTGAGTATGACGAGACAAGTCCTTCTTGTTTACGGTGGAAAGTAGGTCGTGGTAATCAAATCAAGGCCGGTGATCCTGTTGGTTCACTTCACATAACACTGGGCTACTGGATGTTTTCTTCAACAATTAGTGGTAAATCAAAAATGTACTACTGTCATAGAATCATTTGGGAGTTATTTCATGGCACTATTGATAAATCTATGCAGGTAGATCACCAAGATATTGATCGGTCAAATAATCGGATAGGAAATTTGAGACTAGTTACTCGAAAAAGAAATTTACGCAATTCCCACATGAGTTCAAGAAATACCTCTGGAATTACAGGTGTATTTCAATATAATGGATATTGGGTTGCCCATTGGGTTACTTTAGATAGTCGAAAGAAGTCAAAATTATTTTCGATTAAGAAGCTAGGTTACGAAGAAGCCAAACAAGCTGCTATTCTTTATCGAGAACAGCAAATACATGAACTAAACTCAAACGGAGCAGATTACACATTACTGCACGGTTTGAAACGAAAGGAGTAAATTATGCACCAAAAGAACTACGTAGGTTTCGTTAACGATCACTCAGGCTCTATGCGTTCACTGGCATCTGCAGCTATTAAGGATTACAACGCAAACATTGATGCAGTAAAGCATGCTGCAAACACTGAAATGCTGGATACGGTGGTATCCGTGGTTGGTGTAGGTTTTCCTTCGGACTATCAAGTTACTCGACAAGTACAAATCTCTAATCCACACGTTCTCAAGCCTGTAACTACATGGCCTACCAATGGTGGGACTCCGCTGTATGACGGCATTGGTAATATGATTGAGCTTCTGCGCAGTCTACCAGATGCCAATAACCCGGACGTATCATTCCTTGTAATGATCACCACTGATGGTGAGGAAATGCACTCGACTAAGTATAACCGGGATAGTCTGCGGCGACTGATCGAAGAAGTATCACAAACTGGTCGTTGGACATTCGCAATTCGTGTTCCCCGTGGTGCTATGACTTCACTGATTTCTAACATCGGTATTCCAGCAGGTAATATCCAGCAATGGGACACCAGTGCTGTAGGTCTGGAAAAGTCTACGCAAGTGCAAGCACAAGCTGTGACTCAATACTACGCTGCACGTTCATCTGGTCTGCGTTCATCAAGTGCTTTCTACGCAGATGCTGGACAAGTTAATGTGCAGGCTCTGGTGGATATTTCCAACAAGGTTAGTCTATATGTTGTACCTCAACAAGACACCGGCATTGAAATCCGTGACTTCGTACTGACAAAGCGTATGCAATATCTAAAGGGTGCTGCGTTCTATCAACTGACTAAGACTGAAGCCCGTGTACAACCAACCAAATTGATTGTTGTACGTGATCGTACAAACGGTAAGATTTACTCTGGCAAGGATGCACGCAAGATGATTGGTTTGCCCGATAATCAGAATGCACGACTGCACCCCGGTGATCACAAGAACTTTGATATCTTCATTCAAAGTACCTCGGTGAATCGTAAGCTGGTTGGCGGTACTGGTGTGATCTACTGGGAAGAAATCGGTGTACCATTCACTGATGCCGATCTAGCTTATCTGCAACCAAAGCCTGCCGTGCCTGCTGTGATTCAACTACCTGCAGTACCAGTAACGAATCGTCCTAC